GGGTCGCGGTTCATGGTTTCGGTGCGGGTGGTGCCGTTGAATACGGTCACGGCCTGGCTGACCAGCCCATTGCCGTCGCGGGTGAGGGTGACGGTTCCATTGGCGCCGTCTTGCGTAAACGTGTAGCCGGTGAGCTGGCCGCTGCCGTCGCGTTGCAGCACTACGCTGGTGGGGCCGGCGGTGGGGTCTTGCGAGGCGCTGGCCCCTACTTGCACCCAGTGGGCGGGGTCGTTCCAGGGCGGGGTCGAAACGCCAGCGTGGTCGGCAATGCAGCGGAAAAGCTGGCCGGTGCTGGGCGCTCCCCAAACGACCTGGTTGCGCTCGTAAGCCGCGCCGGTCTCCCACACGGTGGCATTGGCGTTGGCGGCCTGCGCGGCCAGCGCGGCATTGGCGTCAGCCACGGCGGCCCAGTTGAGGGCATCGTCGGCAGAATCTCTCGCGGCCAGCGCCGATGCGGCGGCGTTGCTGGCGGCCTGCTGGGCGTTGCCCACGGCCTGGCCGGCTTCTTGCTGCATGTCCACAGCCAGCGCGTTGACTTGTTGCGCCCACGGGTTGAGGTTGACGCCGACGCTTTGCGCCTTGGCGTCAAACACTGCCGGCGGGTCGGTGGGCAGGGGCGGCGTGAAGATGATGTTGATGGGGTTCATAGTTGCGTCATGCCCTCGATTTCGATGGATACGTCGCTATACATTGCATAGCTAATCTGGATTTCCCAACTGCGGTAAAAGCCGATCAGGCCGGTGGAATTCCAGCGGTCGCTGGCCTGCCAGAACAGAATGCGGGCGCGGTTGCGCGAGAGGAAGTCATGCAGGGCGTCAAGCTCGCTGTTGGCCAGCGTCAGTTGCAGGGGAACGCGCTGGATGTACGCGCCTTCGCGGAGAGTGACTTCGCCCCACTGGTCGCGCTCCTTGCGCGAAAAATCGTCAATCGACAGGCGCAGCCCGCTTCTGACGCCCAGCCCGAACTCGACCGTTTGGCCCACCATGACGGTGCCGATGGCGCAGTTGTTGCCGCCGGTGACTTCGATCCTCAACACCGCCTGCGGCCAAGTGGGGATGCCGTACCAGTGCTTTTGCGTGACGGCGATGCGCTTGCCAAAGCACCATTGCCACCAACTGGCGAGGGTGATAACGCGGCCCACGGCGATGACGCCGGTGTCCCAAACGACGCCCGCTATGGGGTCAGTCAGGGTGATGCGCAGCGTGGCGCAATCCACCATGTCGGTGACGTGGATGGCGCTGATGGCGTAGCCGGGCCGCAGCTCGAAAAAAAAGCCACCGGGTTTTGCGGTGGCTGTGGTGTGGTTGGGTTCAAAGGCCCGCCATCGGTTGATGGGGCCGACTTTCAGCCACCAGGCCTCGCTTGACGTGGCCGGGTCGTTGCCCATGTTGGGGCTTTGGGCGCTCTCGTAAATGGTGATGCCGCGCACCACGCGCTCGGCAAGGCCGTAATTGGTGTTGGAATCCCAATCGGGGTAGTCGCCGTCGGGCACGTCGGTGGCGAGAAGCTGATCCGGCCCGATGGTGAGCGGGTCGGTTATGACAAGCGGCTTCATGCCACCACCCTCACTTTCGCCGCTGGCGCGTCAGGCCGCACGGGCGGCATACCGCCTTCGGCCTCGACTTGCCGCACAAAGCGCACCAGCACGCCCTGTGTGGCGGCCAGGGCGGCGGCCTGGGCTTGCTGCTCGACACGGAACTGCTCCAATTTTTCCAGCACCTTCGGGTCGCTGACCGTGACCGGCCCGCTGCTGGGCGCGATGGCCTGCGGCACCACCATTTGCGCGGGCATGGCCACGGGCGCGGCGGGCGTGGCGGTAAAGCTGTTGGCGGCGGGGCCGATGTAGATGGGGACACTGCCGCCGCCGCCCGGCGTGCCGACTGACATGGCCCAATTGGCCGGGTCGTTGCGGGCAGCCTGATAAGCGGCCTGCGCTGACGCTTGCGACGATGCCGCGCTGCTGGCCGCCGCGTTGCCGGCAAAGCCAGCGGCGAAACCGGCGGTGTCTTGCAGAGACTGCGCGACGGCGGCGCGAATCTGCTGCAATTCGAGCATGGAGCCGGCCTGGTTCTGCGCGGCTTGCAGAAGCGAATCGCTCAGGCCCACCAGCCGGCCAGCGGCGTCTTGATCGCCCGAGCGGGCCATCGCGGTGTTGATGGCGAACTGGCTTTCCCAGTACGCCAGGGACTGCTCGCCGGCATCGGCCATTTCGCCCCGGATGCGCCTGACTTGCTCGATCAGGCTGTCGGCAATCTGCTGCCAGGCATTGCTGACCTGGTTGGCCGCCGTGCCGGCCGCCGCGCCGCTGTTGCTGACAGCCTTGGTGTAGCTGTTGATCGAGCTGATATGCGCCGTGGGGATATTGATCTTGCCAACGGCGGCGGTGATGTCATGGATGGCTTGCAAAAACGCCGGGTCGTTCATGACTGCGGCAAACGCATCCGCAACGGCCTGCGCCTGCGCCACCATGGCGCTGATGCTTTCGGCGCTGACGGCCTCGGAAATGGCGCTGCCCGTGACGGCGGCACTGATTACCGGCTCGATAACGCCGGCCACGATGATGTCGGTAATCTGGCCGGCAAAGTTGCCCGCGATGGCGTTGTAGATGCCGTCTTGCACGGTTTGCGCAAGGTACGTGCCGAGGTTGTCGCCGTCCCAAGTGCCCAACATGCCCTGCGTGATGGCGTTGGCCATGTCCTGCCCGCCCTGGAACAGGTTGGGCGTGATTTGGGCAAAGGCATCGCTGACCTGCATGAGGGCGGCCAGCAGCTCCGCCGCGCCCTCGACACCCGCCGCGAAGTCGGCCTGGGCCTGATCGACCATCGAGCGGAACTGGCTGCGGCTGCCTGGCATGGTTCCCCCGGCCCCTTCGATGGTGTCTTGAATCTGCTTGCGGATGACCGCCAGTTGCTCCGACGCGGTGTAGTAGTTTTGCAGATACCCGGCGGCCACCTGGTTGAAATTGTCGATGCCGCCAAACAAGTCCATCAGCGACGAAGCCATGTCGCCCGAGGCCAGCGAGCCTTCGAGCAGCGTTTGCCCAAGCGTGGAGAATGCCGCGTTAGCTGCTTGCAAACTTGTAGCAAGGCGGGTGAGGGTGTCAATGGCTTCTTCGCCATCCCTTGCGTATTCGCTGGGCGTGTAGTCGTACACCGGCACTTCGCGCTTCTGGCGGCTGCCGAGTTCTTCGTCGATGTAATACTCGGTGGTGGTCTTGCCGGTGTCGGTGAGCGTGCCGATCAGCCGCTGCGCCATCTCGTTGGAGCCGGAGCGAATGGCGTCGTTGACCAGCTTCATGACCTCGCTTTGGTACTGCGCGGGATCGTCGGTCTTGATGTCCTTGAGTTTCAAGTTCGCATAGAAACTGAAACCCTCGATCTTGTCAGTTGCCAGGCCTAGGGTTTGGGCGTAGTTCATCACCGCCGCCTCTTGCGCCCTCCAGGTGTCGGAAAGGGCTTTTTGCAGGCCGGCGTCGAGCGGGGTGTAGTCGGAGTAGCTGGAGCTGAACAGTCCGCCTTTGTAATAGTCCTCGTACCGCCCCATGAAGCCCGCGTCACCGCCGAACATGCCTTGCAGGTTGTGCTGGGCGTGGGTGTGGCCGAAGAGGGAGGAACCGAGCGCGGCAATGATGGGGACAGCAAGCGCCAGCGGCCCTGCAACGCCCAGCAGCGTGCCCAGGCCGCCGCTGATGTTGCCCGCGCCCAATGCGGTAAAGCCAGCAGACAGTCCGCCGCCGATGCCCGCCTCGCCAAACAGCGCGCCGAAGCCAGCCTGCAAGCCGGGCACGAAGTTGCCGAGCACGCTGCCCATGCCGAACATGTTGCCGATGCTGCCCAAGCTTGAGATGTTGCCGAGGCCGCCCAGCAAGCCGCCGCCAGCCTGGCCGGCCATGGCCGGGCCGCCAAGCAGGGAACCGAGCGCGCCGACCATGCCGCTGACGATGGGTTGGATGATGGGGCGCAGCACCAGCGTGCGGAACAGCCCCTTGAGGTACTGCGCCACGCTCTTGCCGCCATTCATCAAAGCATCGGTGAAGGACTGGCTGATTTGATCGCTGGTCTTTTGCCATTGCTCGGCAATTTGCTTTTGCGCTTCAACGGATGAGCGCACGGCCTCGCGGTCAACGACGGCTTCGCGGATTTTTTTGGCGTACTCTTCGTATGCCTCGGTTCCCTTGACGACGCCCTTGCGCTCAAGCTCACGCATGGCTGTTGCCACCTCGCGCTCGCGGGTGTTCATCTTGAGCGCCTTGGTCTCGAATTCGATGGAATCGAGCATGTCGGCTGCATCGTCGATCAGTTTTTGATTGGCCTTGTTCTGATCGTCGAGCTCCTTCTGGAGCTTCTTGCGTTCGTCATCCACCTTTTTTATAGCATCGGCCTCGGCCTTCATGGCGTCGGTGTAACCCTTCTGGTTCTTGGTGAGGGTGAGGACGGCGGCGTTGTATTGATCGAGGGTGATCCTGCCCTTGAGGTAGCCGTCGCGCAGAAGGTTGAGGTTTTTCAGGAAGTCGGGGTCGATGCCGGCTTCCTTCGATTGCAGTTTGTTGAGCAGTTCGGCGAATTCGTCGCGGGCTTCCTTGGCCGCATGGCCAAGTTTTTCAACCACAGGGGCGCTTTCGCGCGTGGCGCCGATGATGGCGGCGTTGGCTTCCACGGCGGCGCTGCCCGTTTCGTTCCAGACGTTCTTGATGCTCGCCATCTGCTTTTTCCAGGCATCGGCGGTGTCGATCGACGCCTCCTTCATGATGTTCTTGGCGCCGGTGAAGTCGCCGCTGATCAGGGCCATGATGGCGGCGCCGGCGGCGCCCGCGTAGCGCCCGACGGTCATGAATATCTGCACGCCGGTGCCGGCCACGGCGTACAGGGCTTTCAGGGCCACCTTGAGCGCGTCGCTGGCGGTGGTCAATGCGCCGGTGTCGTTGGCTGACGTGAGCAGTTCTCCGGCCATGGTGGTGAGGGTGGGCAGCAGGGCGGCGGAGATTTTTTGCCCGACGCCGCCCGCTCCCTGTTTGAGCAGTTCGAGTGTGTCGTTGAACTTGGCGGCCTTCTTGGTGGTTTCCTTGTCAATCGTCAGGCCGAGGCTGGCGGCCTGCGCGTCCAGCGCGGCGAGGCCTTCGCCGCCCAGGTTGAGCACGCTGATCATGTCGGCGCCGGATTTGCCGAACAGCTCCATGGCGAGCGCGGATTTTGCGGCGCCGTCTTCGTAGCCGGCGAATTTGTCGGCCACGTCGGCAAGCACATCGCGCGTGGAACGCAGCGAGCCGTCGGAGTTGCGCGCATCAACGCCCATGGCCTTGAACGCATTGCTGCCCTCGGCGATCGCCTTGTTCAGGCGCGACATGGTGGGTTGCAGCGCGTCAACGCCAAGGCCGGCCTGCCGGTAGGCGATTTGCAGGCCGGTGAGGCTTTCCACGGCCAGGCCGGTGCGCTCGGCGAGTTTTCCCATGCGGTCGGCGGCATCGATGCTGCTCTTGATGAAGAGGGCGAATTCGCGCACGGCAAACGCGGCGGCCAGCCCTTCGAGCGCGGTTTTTGCCTTGCTGATCGACGAGTGGATTTGCTTCATGGCCCCGTCAACGGTGTTGACGGCGGTGTTCATGTCGGTGCGCAGGCGGGCCATGTCCGCGGCCATGTCGATCATCAACTGACCTACTTGCATTTCGTGTCCTCAGTCAGCCACACAGCTTGTCCAGGCCGGCCTCGAGGCGCTGGGCGAGCACGTCATCGTCGTAAAGTTCTTCCGGGTCGCCGAAGGGCGGGAAGTCGCCGGGCGAGCCGTATTCGGCGCAATAGGCCACCGAAGCGGCGCGCATGGCGTTGAATTCCCAGGGCAGCAGGCCGCAGCCGCTGGCCTGCGACCAGGCCGCCAGTTCCTGCGCGCTGATGGATTGCAGGATGACGCCCATGCCGGCGCTGACGGGCCGCGCAATGCCGGCCTGCATGAGCCAGGCATACAGGTTGGGGCATTGCAGCGCCGGCAGGGGAACGTCGCCACCGTTTTCATGCGCGATTTCCAGTATGGTTTTTCCGGGCTTGCCGCTGGCATCCAGGGGGCGCGAGTGCGCCCAGCCGAGTTGCCGGGCGGCGAGGATCAACTCGTCTTCGGCTTGCCGAAAAAATTTGTCTGTTCGTTCAGATAGGCGCGCACCTGCTCGCCGATGTAGAGCAGGCCGCGCTCGCGGTAGATGGCGGCGGCGCCGCCGGGGTAGGGAAAGTTCTCGATGCCGGCGGTAATGGATTCGAGAAACCGCGCGTCGATCTCGAAAGAGTCTTCCTCGGCGATCACGCCCTTCTTGGCGCTGATAACCTTGCTGGTGGCTGACCGCTGCAAGGCGGCTTGGGCGCGGGCGTATTCCGCCGAGGCGGGCGAATACACGCTGACGGCCACGCGCTTGCCCTGGTACAGCATCGGATCGCCGTTGGGCAGGTTGATTTCAATGCGCCCGGCGGGCGACAGCAGGAAGGCGGAAAAATCCGGCGTTTCGGTCTTGTTCATGTTGGCGGCCTTTCGCGTCAAGCCGTGCCCTTGACGGAGGCGAGTTCGTCGTCGCCGTCAAAGAATGGGTTGAGTTCGATGCCGATGGTGGCGGCGATCATGTTGTCGGGGCCGCCGATCTTCTTGGTGAAGCTGGTGACCTGGCCGCGCACGTAGTAGACGACGCCGTTTTTGAAGGTGATCTTGAAGTTGAAGTCGTCGTCGCTTTCCAGCGCGGCCTCGCAGGCGGCCTGGCCGGCTTCGCCCTTGATGTCCACTGTCAGGTCGAGCTTGCCGGCGTTGAATGTTCCCTTGCGCTTTTCCTGCCCGCGCTGGGACAGGTATTTGTTGGTGATCAGCTCAAAGGTCTTGCCGAATTCGCCGGCGTTGGTGATCTTGCCGATGCTCTGGTAGGTGAGCGCGGAGAAGCCGGTTTCATCGAAAGTGGCCGGATCGCCGGTGGCGATGCCGATGAAGGTGCCGGAGGCGGTGGTGGTGTTGACGGTAGCCATGACGGGCTTTCCTTTCCAGGTGAAAAAGCCCGCTTGCGGCGGGCATGAAAAAGCCCCCTGGGGTTGAGCCAGGGGGCCGACTGCGGGTGATGGGCTGAGGGTTATTCGTAAATGACGATGTAATCCCGTGGCCACGTCCAGACGGCGTGGCCGTTGTCGGCGTCGGTGATGTCTTCCGGGCCGGCGGTGTCGCGGCGGACGGCGATGACGCGGCAGCCCGCCAGTTCGGCGCCGTGCAGGCCATCCAGCGCGGCCTGCGCGGCGTCATGAATTTGCTGCACCCGCTCGGCGGTTTCGGCCAGCGGGTTGATTTGCAAGCGCATGGTTTCATAACCCGCCTCGTTGACGTAGGCGGTGGGGTTCACGTCAACCACCGTGTACACCAGGGCGGGCAGGGCGGTGCCGGCCTTGAGTTGTTTGAGGGCAATACGATTGCCGACGATGGCGATGATGGCCGGCTGGTTGAGCAGCGCGGCGGCAAGGAGGCGGCTCATGCGGACAGGCCTTCCTTGGTCAGGCGCTTGCGCACGTAGTCGCCGAAGGCTTGCGTGGCCGCTTCGTTGGCGGCGTCAAAGGCCGGGCGCATGAATGGCTCTGGCTTGGTGCCGGGGTGATCGACGACCTCGCGCGCGAGGCCGGCGAAGAACAGCGACTTGCGGCTCTTGGGCTTGATGAAGTGGGCGGCGGTGCCGAACTCGACCATGTGGGCGTAGTACGCCTTCTTGTCGCCCGCAACGATGTTCATGTGCAGGCGACCGGCGGCGTTCTTTTTTGAATAGGACTTGACCCTGATGGAGTCGCGCAGCGCTCCGCTATGCACGGGCACTTTGTCTTGCGCGGCCTTCTTCATGGCATTGGCGCCGGCGCGCAGGGCGCCGCGCAGGATGTTCTTTTCGATCTTGTCGGGCAGCTCCTGCAGGGCTTTGCGCAGCTCGGACAGGCCCTTGACGTGCAGTTCAGCCATTGACGCGCTCCGTGCAGTCAAAGGCCAGCCAGCGGCCCTCACCGCCCAGATCACGCGGCAGGCCGGTGATGCCGAAGACGCGCTGGCCGTAAAGCACACGCCATGAGCCGGTGGCGGCGGCCAGCGCGGCGGTGTGGCGGGTGGTGAGCACATGGCTCAAGGCGCTTTGCATTTGCGAGGCGGCCAGCCGCTCGTTGCTGCCGGCGGGCCTGATTTCGGCCCATACGGTGGCCATGTCCTGAAAGTCGCCGGTCACGGGTTGGCCGAATTGATCCATGGCGTTGCCTGGGCGCTGGAAGGTGACGCGGTGGCGCAGGCGGTTGGCGTGCATCATCATCAAACCCCCATGTCCACGCGGTAGGGCTGCCACAGCGCGCGGGCGCATTGGAGGGAGCGGTCGCGGGTGGCGGGGTCGCCATCGTAGTCGGCCTGCACCATGAGGATGATGCCGTTGAGGGCATCGGCCGGCAGGCGCGACAGGCCGGCGCGCTTTTTGCACAGGCCGGTAAAGTTCAGATATTCGGCATGCGCCGAGGCGATGAGGCGCTTGAGTTGCGCGTCGCTGCGCTCATCGTCGATGCGCAACTGGCGTTTGACCTCATCCAGCACGGCGGCCATGGTGCGCTCCCCTACGATTTCCGCTGGCCGAGCGATTCGGCGTAGGCCACGGCGTCGGGATGGGCGTCAAGCTCCGATGAGACCGTGCCGCCGGGGATTTCGACCACATCGTTGACGTTGCCCCAGCTGCCGGCGACCAGGACGCGGGCCTTGATTTTGGCGGGCGGCGGGTTGTGGGCGCCAGCGGCGGGCGCGGCGGGGTTCTGGTCGCCCGTGGCGGCGGGGTCTTTGGCTTTGGTCATGATGCTATCCATTTAATAGTTACGCGGGTTGCCGCGGCGGCGCGGCGCGATGCCGGCCGCCGCAGTGGGGGTCAGGTGGCGGAGTTGGTGTAGAGCTTGACGGCGCCGCCTACGTCGATGAGGTTGCCGCCTTGCCGGTTGAAGGCCACGAAGCCGATCTGGCCGTTGAGGATGAAGCCGCTGTCGGCCATGCGGAACAGGGTCAAGTCCATCACTTCGCGGATGAGGTATTTGCTGAAGGCGCCGAAGGCGATGGATTTGGCGTTGGCGGCCATGGGGGCCATGTCCTGGTTGATGTAGATGGGGCGGCCGAGCAGGCGGTTGGGGGCGCCGGCGGGGTTGCCCTGCTCGTAGCCGGGCACGAAGATGGGGCGGCCCTGTTCGTCCTTGATCTTGCGGATGGCTTTCAGGCTCTGGTCGTGCAGCATCCAGCCGACGCCGGGCAGGCCGCGGTAGGCGGGATCGACGCTGTGTTCGAGGTCAACCAGGTCGTCGTAGGTGACGGTATCGACCTGGCCGGTGGCGCCGGCCTTGCCGACGGCGGCGGCGGTGATGAGGCCGCGCGGCTGGTTGGTGCCGGTGCCGGTGGTGAAGTGCTGGCTGGTGATGCGGCCCAGGCGCAGGGCGAGCAGGGCCTGGATGTAGCCCTCGAGGTCGAACATGGAGTCCTGAATCAGCTCGAAAGGCAGGGCGATTTTCTTGGACGAGTATTTGTACACGTCGATCGTCATGTTGCCGAAGCTGGTGTCGCCAGCGGTGACGGCGGCGTTCTGGCCGACGATCTCGCCCGTCTCGCTGGTGGCGTTGGCGGTGGGGAAGTTCATGGTGGCGCCGGTGCCGGTCTGGATGACGCTGGCGGCCTGGCGGATGCCGCCGGTTTGCATCATGGCCTCGGTGAGCTGGCGGTAATACTCGGTGGCGACGGTGTAGCCGCCTTCCCCCGGCACGGTGGTGGACATGGCCGCTTGCGGCACGGCCATGGCCTGGGCGATGTCGCCGCCCTGGCGGGCGCGCATGGCTTGCAGGTCGTCGGGCGCGAGGCCGGCCAGGCCGCCGGTGAGGTAGGCGCGCAGGGCGCGGGTGTTGCCGCGGTGGGCGCCGGGGGTGCGGGTGTGCTGGTCGATCAGCTGCTCGGGGTGGCCGGCGGCGGCGTTTTCGGCGATGCGGGCCAGGGCGGCGTCATGCCGGGCGATGTCGGCATCGATGCTTTCGATTTCGGCCATGGCGGCGTCGTATTGCGCCTGGTGCTCGGGCTTCCACTCGGGGGTCTTGTCTTTATCGACCAGGGTTTGCAGGGTTTTGGCGAGGGCGTTGCGGCGCTCCCGCAGGGCTTGGATGGACATGGTGCTTGCCTTTCAAAGTTGCCCGTTTGCGGGCGGTGTGACCAGCGCGGGAGCGATGGCCGGAAAAATAAAAGGCCGCCTCAGTGGGCGGCCCGGCGGTTGTGGCGTGGCGCGGTTAGGCGGGGATGAGGCGGGCCAGGACGGCGCGCTGCAAGGCGGCGCGGTCGGGTTGAGGGGGTTGCAGCGGGGCGGGCTGCGGCGCGGCTTGCAGGGGCTGCGGGGCGGCCTGCAGGGGCTGTTGCGGCGGCTGCGGGGCGGCCTGCTGCTGCGGCTGCGGCTGCGGGGCGTGGTTGAAGGCGGACAAGTCCCAGGCGTTGGCGGCGGGGGCGGCGGCCTCTTTGTCGTCGCCGGCCACGCGGTCGGCAAAGCCTTGCTCGACGGCGGCGCCGGCTTCGATCCAGGTTTCGGCGGCGAGCATGTCGGCGATCTTGGCGGCGTCGATGCCGGTGCGCTTGGCGTAGGTTTGGGCGAGCGTGCCGTCGATTTGCTCGAGCACGCCGGCTTCGTGCAGCAGGTCGTCGGCGTTGCCGATGGCGATCGTCCACGCTTTGTGGATCATCAGGAAGGCGCCGTCGGCCATTTCAATTTCGTCGGCGCCCATGATGACCACTGACGCGGCGCTGGCGGCCAGGCCATCCACGTGGGCGATGACCCTGGCCTTGTGCTGGCGCAGGGCGTTTTCCATGACGCGGCCGCCAAAGACGGAGCCGCCTGGAGAGTTGACGCGCAGGTGGATGGTGGCCACGTCGAGCGCGGCGACTTCCTTGGCGAAGGATTCGGCGGAGACGCCGCCCATCCAGCGGGCGTCGTCTTCGCTATCGACGATGAAGTCGTAAAGGTAAATGGTGGCCTCGGCCCCCTTGGACTGGACGCCGAAGCGGCCACGGCCGCGGTTACTGGCCAGAAGTTGGCGGAATTTGTTGCGGATCACTGGGGACTCCTTGGTTGAGGGTGTCGCCGCCGTCGATGGGGGGCAGGTTTTCGGCGCGGCGCACTTCGTTGACACTGATCCAGCCGGGTTCGCCGGCGCGGCCCAGGGCGATGCGGTAGGACTCGTTGCGGCTTTTGATGTCGCCGCGCTCGAGGCCGCGGGTGTCCCATTCGCAAAAGCTGCGGGCGGTCTTGAAGCACTTGCGGTTGATTTCCTGTTCGATCTTGACCAGGTGGCGCTGCAAGGTGTATTTGACGAAGCCGATGCCCATCTGCTCGATGCCGCTGCCCCAGGAGGTGGCTTTCTCCATGCGGCCGATGAGGAAGGGCGGCACGCCGAAGATGCGGGCGATGTCCTCGATTTGGAAGTTGCGGGTTTCGAGGAGCTGGGCGTCGGAGGCCTTGAGGTTGAGTTCTTTCAGCCCGACGCCGCCGGTGAGGATGATGGGGGCAACGCCTTTGCCTTTGCCGGAGTAGCGCTCAATCCACTGCTGGCGCATGAGGGTGATTTGCTTTTCGTCGAGCTTGGTGTTTTCGCCGGGCAGCAGGGCCAGGTCGGGGCGCATGCCGGCGCTGAGGACGCTGGCGGCCTGGTCGCCGGCGTCGATGGCGATGTTGGCGCTTTGGCGCAGGGCATAGGCGATTTGGCTGAGGCCGCGCCGGCCGTCGAAGCCGGGGCCGGGGACGTGGATCATGTCGTCCTGATCGTGCGCGGTGACGGTGCCGCGCTGGTCGTCGGTGACGATGTAGGTGAGCCGGTCGTCGGCTTTGCGCACCTGCACGTTGAGCGGGTGCAGCGGGGTGAGGCTGGCGATGGTGGGCGAGAGGCGCGAGGCGCGGTCGATGCGGATGAACTGGTCGCCGTGCAGCAGCAGGGATTGCAGGCCGAATTCCCAGCCGACGGCGGCGGGCCAGGCGGCGCTCATTTGTTCGTTGAGCATCCACCACAGGTCGTTGGTGACGCGCTCGCGCCCATCGTCCACGCGGCGGTAGATGTGCAGGGGCAGGGAGGCGACGGCGCCGCCGATGAGGGCTACGCAGGCATAGACGGCGGAGATGGACAGGGCCTGCCGCTCGCTGATGGCGCGGCCGCCGCCGAAGGCGCCGGTGAGCCACTCCCAGGCGGGGGTGCCGGGGGTGATTTCGGAGGTGGACACGGGCGGGCTGGTTTCGTTTTCAGCAAGCACGGGTTCGATGCGCGCGGGCGGCGCGGCGCTGGCGCGGCGGGCGGACAAGAAGTCCAGCAGGCTCATAGGGGGATGACCTCGAATGAGGCGGGCGCCGGTTCGGCGACGGCCAGGGCGCGGCCCAGGGCCATGAGCATGGCGATGGGGCCGTCGATCTTGTTTTCCGGGCGCTCTTTGGTGGGGGCGCGCAGTTCGTTGAACTTGCTGGTCTTGACCACGAGGTTGCTGACCATCCAGGTCATGACGGGGTTGCCGTCATGGCGCAGCGCGCCGCCGAGCACCATGTTCTCGACCTGCAAGAGGGGCTGGGTGAAGAAGAGCGGGCGCTGGGTGACTTCGACCATGGGCAGCCCTTCCTCGACCAGCTTGCCGGCAAAGTACATGGACAGGGCGGGGTCGAAGGCGATTTCCTGCACGTCGAAGTCGCGGCATAGGCGGCGCAGGTCTTCGGCCACCACGTCGAAGTCCGTCAGGTTGCCGTCGGTGACGTGAACATAGCCGGAGCGCGCCCAGCCGGTGAGGTGGGCGTTGCCGCTTTCCTGGACGGCCAGTTCATTCAGATACAGGCGCACGCTGACGCACCAGCGGTCGGCATGCTGGAAGACGATGCAGACGGCGGCGAAGTCGCGCTTCTGCGCGAGATCGAGGCCGATCCACGCCTTGCTTCCGTGGTGCGGCGCGAGGTTTTGCAAGGCGGGGTCGCTGCACTGTTCCCAGGCGCGCATGTCGAGCCACGGGCTTTCACCGCTGACCCAGACGTTGAGGCGCTTGGCGAGGTAGTTGTTGAGGGCGGATGGCATGGCCTCGGCCTTGCGGGCGGCGGCCTCCATGTCGTCGGGCAGGACGCTGACGCCCCAGTTGGGGTTGGCCTTGGCCCAGATGGCGTGGTCGAAGGGGTCGTCGTCTTCGTCGATGGTGTAGATGACGCCGAACAGGCTGGGGTCATCGATGACGCGATCGAGCACCTTGCTGACGTGGGTGCGGCGTTCGTAGCAGATGCCGCTGCGGTCGGAGCCGGCGGTGGTGATGATCCACAGCAGGGACTGTTCGCGCGCGCCGCGGGCGGTGTCGATTACGTCGTAAACGGCGCGGGTCTTGTGAGCGTGCAGCTCATCAATGACGGCGAAATGGACGTTGAGGCCGTCGAGCGTGCTGCCTTCGGCGGCCAGCGGGGCGAAGCGGCTGGCGGTGGCGGCGACGGTGAGGCTGTGCTGCAAGATCGCCACGCCGCAGTAGTCGCGCAGGCCGGGCGAGCGCTGGGCCATGGACTTGGCATCGTCGAACACGATGCGGGCCTGATCGCGGGTTGTGGCGGCGCTATAAACTTCGGCGCCGTGTTCGCCATCGGCAGCCAGCATGTACAGCGCAACTCCGGAGCTGATCGTGGACTTGGCGTTTTTGCGCGGCACCTCGATGTAGGCTTCGCGGAAACGGCGCAGGCCGGTGTCGCGGTGCACCCAGCCGAAAACGGCCGTAATGATGAAGCACTGCCAGCCTTCGAGATGGATGGTGCGGCCCTCCTTGGCCCACTTGCCCTTGATGTGCGGCAGAAGCTCGATGAAGTGGCAGGGGCGCTCGGCGCGCTCGGCATCGAATATCCAGGGCCAATCGGCGCTGGCCGGGCTGGCAAGGTCGGCGAGCTGGCGCTGCACGGCCAGGCGCGTCCACTTGCACGCGGGCACGGCTGCGCTGGACACGGCCTGCATGTAGGCGGTGGCGCGGTCGATGTAGGGCGTCATGACACGGCGGCGAAGCGGGCGAAGCCGCTGTTGGCGGCCTCGGCTTTGGGTTCGATTCCAGGCAGGCCCATCTGCACGTTATTGCTGGGCTGCACGCGGCCGCGCGCGGCAGGCGACAGGCCGAAGTGCATCAGGTAGCGGTGCACCTGTTCGCGGTTGCGCACGATGAGCTGCATCAGAACGGATTGCTGTGCATAGCCGCTGGGCGTGACGGAATGGCTGACCTGGTACACGGCTTCGGGGTAATCGGCGGCGCCGCCATCGACCAGCGCCTGCACCTTGGCATTGAACGCGGTCTCCAACTCGTCAAGCCGGCCGGCGGACTGGCAATACAGCGCCAGGGCGGCGCGATCGAGGTGGCTGATGAGGCCCAGATCGGCCAGCAGCGGGGTGATGCGCTTCCACTCCTTGCGCGCCGAGCGCCCGAGGTGGCGCGGAGCATCGGGGACGGCGATCGTCGGATTGACGCCGGCCGACAAATCGAGCGGGCGCTTTCCGGCGTTGCCTTCAAGCACCTTCAACATTGTCGGCTTGGGCAGCGGCCCCCGTGTACCAATCAAGTCATGCTCCTAAATCAATATCATTCAAGGTACCCACCCCCCCGAAACCCGCGCCCGCAAAAAAGAGGGGAACCAGTCGGTTTCCGGGAAAAGGGCGTCAAAGTTTTGAACGCCCCCTGCCCCTGGCTGACTCTTGCGCGGACTTTGTTTCGTGGCACGCGCGGCAAAGCAGGCGGGTGTTTTGTTCATCGTCGGCGCCGCCCTCGGCGAGCGGCGTCAGGTGGTCTCGCTCCAACTCATCCAGCCGGAACAAACCGCGGCACATGGCGCAACGCGGATCGTCGCGGTACAACGCCATGCGCAACGCCTGCAACCTGCGGCCTGCCACGCGCTGTACCGGCTTGGGCTTGCTCCACGCCGGGCGGGCGTGCTTTGGGCACCGGCCTGTGCCATCGCGCACCAACACGCCGCAACCGGGATGCGTACATGGGCGGGGAGCTGCTGTGGGCATGGCCGGAATAAAAACGCCCGGCCGATTGAAATCGGCCGGGCCAACGGGAGGAGGAGACATAGCAACTGCGCGCAAAACAAAAAGGCCGTTGCCCCTACGGGCAACAGCCTTTGAACTGTTCTGGCGCATCTGCACCCCCGCAAGGAAGTGACCTCTATGCGTATGCGCTCAGTCGGAAGCGATTATGCCACAGCCTTTATTTGGTTTGCAACCATGTCGCGCGCATCGTCGCAAACTTGCAGCAGCGCGGCGATGGTCAGTCCGTGCATGCGGGCGAACACGCGGGTTGACGGCCACTGCCACACGTACCACCAGCGCATTGCATCGCGGTGCAGCGGCGGCAGCGCGGCGATCACCTTCTCCACGCGCACCGCCGCCGCATCGTCGATCACTTCGCGCACCAGCGGCGCGTGCGACTGGCGGTAGCCGATGCGGGCCAGCTTCCAGAGCGGAGAGCGCGAATACATCGGCGATCGCTTGGCGCGCGCCCAGGCCGCCCAGTTGAGCAGCGCTTCATGCACGGCGCCGTGGCGCGCGTCAACGCGGAACACATCGACCTCATCACGCTTCATGCTGCACCTCGCCAATCCACGGCCACATCACCACGAACTCGGCGCCGAACTGCACCATCACCGCCGCCGCGTCCGCCGTCACGTTCTGGTTGAATGGCGCACCGACCACATGCCCCGCCTCGACCGCGTAGAAGCAGTTGGCCTCGCCGCGCAAGCCGCGCCGCACCAGCGCGAAGGTGGCGCGGCCGCGCGGGCCGCCCGCTTGCGCTTGAATGTCGGCGTAGGTGCGTGGCATGTTGTCTTTGATCAACGCCAACCCATCGCGCACCGGATCGCCGGTTGGCTCTGTTGCTGCTGTCCTGCTGTCCACTCTGTCCATCCTTTTTTAATAAAAGTAAAACGTAGTCGCACACGCGTGCGCGCGAACGTGCGCGCCCCCATGCCCGGCTGCCTGCGCCTGCGCCCATTGGCATATCGCCCACTGCCCACAAGACACACCGGGCAATGCAGCGGCGCAACCCCGCTGAATGGGCCAGTGGAAGCATCCAGAGCGCTCCATGAAAAGCGCGTGGACACCGTGGACAGTGGACAGCTCCCCCGCTACATGACGACTCCGCGCGAAGTCCCCGCGTCCGCGCCCCAGCAAGCGCGCCGCACAATCGGCGCGCTCCCCACTTCGTGGCCCGCACTGCCAGTCTTGCGTCTTGTGCGGTCTGCGGCACGGCGCGATTCACGCGCCGTGACCCATCGGTCAGAACGGCGCATCCTCGGCGTCCAGGTAGTCCTTGTAGAAATCCGCCGCGGCGGCATCGCCGGCGGGCGGGTCTTTGGGCGGCGGCGTGACGGGCGCATCCATCGGCGCGTCATCGTCGCCATCATCCGTGGGCGGCCAGTTGGGCGGCCGCTGGTAGCCCATGGTGCGCGCGCCGTTCACGCGGCGGCGCGTGTATTCCCAACCCTCGTAGTCCATCCAGCTACGCACCTCGGCCTCAAGGCCGGCGTTGCTCTTGGCCACGTCGGCGCCGAGCGCGCGCACCAGATCGCTCATCGTGACAAACTGCGCTTCGCAGTTGACCAGCGCGCCGAGTTCGCCAGCCGCGCCGGGGCGCGTCAGCAGCCGGGTCAGTTCGGCCTGCACGGCGGTGTCGATCAGGCGGCTATCCTGCATCGGCTTGAACAGCCGCGCTTCATCAGCCGGAGACGGCGCGAACGTCGTGCCCTGCTGGTACAGCACAAACGCCTCGGCAAACAACTGATCCCGCCAGCGCGCCACCCAATCGGTGTTGATGATGTGCTTGACCGGAATCGGCCAGAAACGCCGGTTGCCCGAGCGGTCGCGCAAATAATTTCGCTCGTTGGTCGTTCCCGTCAGCACACACTGGCGCGGGAACCGACCCAACACCCGCGCGTAAGCCGCACGGTAACGGTCGATCTTGGCGCCGATGAATGACTTGATCAACCGAATATCGGTCTTGCTGAAACCCGCCAGCTCGGCAATCTCGTACATCCACAGGCCCTTGACCTGTTCCTGCCCTTCCTTGCCCTTGCTCACGTCGAAGTGCGTGTCGCTGAACCATGCCGTGCTGGCCAGCGTCTCCACCAGCGTGGACTTGCGCAAGCCGCCCACGCCTTCCAGCACCGGACAGTAATCGAACTTGCAGCCCGGCTCCATCACGCGGTTGACCATGCCAAGCAGCCAGAACCTGCCCACCAGCGTGAGGTATTCAGCCATGCCTGGGCTGAGCGCTTGCGGCGTGTAGCCCAACACATAAATCAGCCACTTGTCCACGCGCGGCGTACCGTCCCACACCAGGCCGCGCAGGTAGTTGCGCACCGGGTGAAACCGCTGGCGCGCGGCCACGGTTTGAATCGCCTCCATCAACGCCGCGCGCGCAATGCTCGGCAGGCCGTAGGTGTCGGACAGATACAGGCCCAGCGCCAGATCGGTGTTGTCATCAATCGGCCCGGCCTCGCCATGCAGCCACGGCCAATCCTTGCGCGCATCGATGTCGCCGGAAAGCTCATTCAGCCCCAGCAGGCCGGCCAGCGCCGGGTCTTCGTTCAGCGCCCGGATCACCAGCTTGCGGCTGACCAGCCAGCGCTTTTTGGTCTTGTCCCAATATGGCCGCAGCCACTGCGGCGCTCCGCGCGGGCCGCCCCAATCATCACCATCGCCGCCGCCATCATCACCGGCATCACCGCCGTCTTCAGTGTCAACGGGGCGGTCGATTTTTTTGACTTTTGGCGCTTTCTCCGCCGCGCCGTCAGCCGCCTGCGGAAGTGGCTGCGCCTGGCCGAAGAAGGCCAGCACGCGCCCGGCATCCCAACCATCGGCCTCGATCGCGTCGCCGCAATCCCAGCCGTCCTTGACCGCGCCCGGCTCGGGAATCGGCAGCAGCAGCACCGTGCAGCCCAGCGCGTCGCGCAGGTGCGCGCCAATGCCCAGCATCGCCGCCATGCCAGGCTGTTCGTGGGCGGGCAGCAGCGGCTTGGCCGCCTGCGCCGCATCCAACGCCGCCTGGCCGGCCTGCTGGTGCGCCTTGCGCGCCGCCTCATCGGCATCCGGCGCCAGCGCCGGCACGCTGGCCAGCGCCGCCTTGCGCTCGGCCGGCGTCAGCTTCACGCGCTTGGCATCGCAATCAGGCCACAGCAGCACATGCGAGCCGGCCAGCCACTCCCACAGCGCCTTGTTCCACGCCTTGCAGCCGCCCGGCCAGCTCACCACGCAGTACACGCCCGGCGCCGCCGCTTCCAGCAGCGCTTGCAGGGCATCGGCCTTCTTCTCGCCCTCGACAATCACCACCGTGCGCGCGCCCGGCGCATCGCCGCCTGGCATGTACAGCGGGCGCGGCTCGCTCCACTGCTTCCACTTCCAGGCCATGCCGCCGTCGCGGTCACTGCGGCACCAGGTGTAGGGCAGCACATCCTTGCCGCCGTCGCTGGTGGCAAAGCGCACCACGTAGCCCAGCAGGGCGCCGTTGAATCGGTAGGCCGCCTTGTACGTAATGTCCCGCGCGGCCCGATGCCAGTGGTGGAATGTGGGCGGCGTGGCGTTATCAGGCACCGGCATCATGGCCTGCCAGCCCTCGGCATCATCACGCCCGCCGCGCCCGGTGGTCGGCGTTGCTGGCGGCGGCGGCGGCGGCGGCGCGGCGCGCTGGCGCTGCGCATCGCGCTGCACCCCGGCCACGTCTTCCAGCCCTTCATCACGCGCCACCTGCACCGCCGCCTTGCCCATTTCAAGGCCATGAATGGCCGCGTACAGGCTGATCAAATCGCCGCCATTTTCATCGGTTGCAAAGTCGGCCCAGGCGCCTGTTTTCAGGTTGACCGAGCAGCTATGGCCCTTGCCGCCGCGCAGGCCAGCGCACTTGTACTCATGGCCCGATTTTTTGCCCCCGGGCAGCCACGCCGCCACCAACTGCTCAGCGCGGGCCAGCAGCGCATCGGCCAGGGCGCGGAAATTGATGGGAGGCAACGGGGCGCGGTCAGTCATGGATGGCGCTCCACCTGCCGGCGGCGTTGCGCCGGCGTTGCACACGGTTGCTGGACATTCCGGCTCCCTTCTTCTTTGTCAGCTCGCCGCCATCAACCGCTCCATGCGGTCAACAAGCAGCGTCATTCCCTTCATCCCCTCGACAAACTCGCGCTGCAAACGCGCGCGCTCATCCTCGGGGTTGAGCGGCGCCGGGTCGGCATAGCCTGCCTCGCGCGCCATGAAATTGATAGCGGCGTGGCAGCCTACCTTGCGGCCCAGCGCCAACAGCCATAGCACATGCTCTGGGGAAAGCTTTTCCTGCCGCGAGTCATTCAGGCAATCCAGCAGGTAGCGGTGCGCGCCGTCGGGCGTCTTCTCGGGCCAAAGCTGGGCGGCCACCGCCTTGGTGCCGCCGGCGGTGGCGATGATCGCCCGCAGCGCCTCGGTCAATGTCTCGTAAAAAAGGGATTCTGGCGTCATGTTAATGACCCTTTCCGAAAAATTCGGAAGCCTTCGGATAGCCCGCGCGGGGCAAAAAAAAGAGACTGGCGGCATGAACAACACCGCAGCCCCAGTCGAAGAGAAAACGCCCGGCCCGCAGGCCGGGCAAAGCCGCGCTCGGTGCGAGGCGGTTGGCATTGGCGCCCGCCCGCAGTCGCGGCACAATGGAAATTCCACAAACCAAAGCCACGAAAGGGGCGAGCATGAATCCACGAACCAGACTGGTGTTGGAAAACGCCAAAGACGGCGCGTTGAGCGCGTCACTGGAATACACCATGAGCAATGGCGAAAGCATCACGATGGTGTTCCTTCTTCCAAAACCGAAACCCGGTCAGTCCTCAATGACGCTGAAGGAGATCGAAGAAGCGATGCTTCAGCGGGCGTCAGAATTTGCCCGTCACACACTGGCCGGCCTACACGGCAACGGAAAAACCGGATAGGTTCATCGCGGGAAATTGGCTGCACTTCAATCCAAGGTGCGCCGCACACCTGGCATTGCTTTTGCGCGTCAGGCATTGGCGGCCTCCTGGGCGGCCAGCTCGGGCCAGATCAGACGCCAGTCATCGGGCCTCAGGTCGCGGCGGGTGACGGCGCCGGCGGACTCGCGCTCTGCGGCGGCGCACAGGCTGGCGCCAAGGCGCTGGCCCTTGCTGATGGCCTTGCGCAGGTAGCCCACGGAGGTACTACAGCGCGCCGCGAACTCCGCCTGGTCGGCCGATGCCAGGCTGTTGAGGAAGGAAAGCAACTTGTCCATCCGCGCATGATACCAAAAGGTAAGGTATCAGGGATACCTTCCGGGTCTATACCAAAAAGTAAGCGTTACTGAGAATCGGGCCATGGACATCCAGACCCATCGAAAACAGCGGCTACGCGAGCTGATGGACTACTACTGCGCCGGCAAGATCCGCAACCTGGCGGAGAAGATTGCGCGCACGGATAGCTACGTGGGCCGCATGTTCTACGCGCCCAGCAAGCGAGGTGCGAAGCCTGTTGGCGACAAGATGTCGCTGGTCATTGAGGGTGCTTTCACGCTAGAGCGGGCCTGGCTCGACAAGCCTTTGGGCTACGGCATCCCAGGGAAAAGCCAAAACGGCGCGCACGTCGCGCAAATCAGCGCTGAAAACGGCGCCACTGTGGCGGAATCGCCACGCATCCTGTGGCCGTTCCGGCTGGTGACCTACCAGCGGCTGCTCGACCTCAGACGATCGCTTGGAGCAAAGGCGGCACAGGAAGCCATCGCCGACATGGACAAGCAACTGGACATCGTGGCCATCAAGTGGGAACGCGATGCGCAGGGCGTTAAAAGCCGACGTGCCGCGTGAGTCGGCGAAAATCTTTTACATCAACCCACCACGCCGGACTGATTAGCCAAAGGAGACAGACATGGGCTTTCGCTTCCAGAGACGGATCAGGCTGCTTCCCGGCGTTCGGCTGAACATTAGCAAGTCCGGCGTGACGACCAGCATCGGCGCGCGCGGCGCGCGCGTCACGTTGGGCGGCGGACGCACGCGAACAACGGTAGGCATACCGGGCACCGGCCTGAGCCATACAACCGTGGAATCCAGTGAACGCTCGGCCCACAAGCCGCAGCAGCGCGGCGGCATGGGCATGGGCAAGCTGTTTTTGCTTGGATTCATCCTTCTGTTTGCTGTCATGTTTCTTTCCACGGCAGTTGCGGAAAAAAGCCCGTCCTCCTACGTGCTGGCCGGCGCTTTCGTGGCCCTGTTCGTGTGGATCATCGTGCGCCACCACCGGCGTGCGCCACCTGTGGATGATGCGCCCAATTTTCCGGGCAACAAGTCGGCCGCCCAGGAGCAAATTGATCTTCACGAGCTATTCAAGCCGGCATTGGCCAAGACCCCTCAGGAGTGCTATGAGTGGCCGAAGAATAGCGGCGTTGAAGTGGCCGTGTCTGGCGTGAGTTTTTATTCCGGCAATCTGGCGCGCATCGTGGGGGCCCTCAACGGCGAAGATGCGGTGCACAAAACAGTCGCGGCGGCGCTGATCCCGTACCAGCACCCCAAGTTTGGCGCGGCGGTTGCCGTGGTGATTGACGGATCGACCGTTGGGCACATTGGCAAGGATGACGTGGGCGAGTTCATGGATGCCCTCAAGCGCCTGCGCCACAGCGGCCAGGTCACCGCCTGCACGGCCACCGTCGCCGGGCGCGTCATCCCAAAAGAAAACGGGCCGGTCTATTGGGCCAGGCTTGACCTCAACATTGACGGCGGCGCGTAGCCGCTTTATCAATACAGCAAAGGAGCAACACGATGATTCGGGAAACACTCTTGGCAGCGTCTCTGGCGGCCCTGCTTGCCGCCGCGCCCGCGGCGCAGGCGCGCGGCAGCCACCATAGCAGCGCCAGTAAATCTTCCAGCAGCAGCAGCGGAAGGCACAACGTGCGCGGTTATCACCGCAAAGACGGCACCTACGTCGCGCCGCACACCGCCGCCAACCCAACAAAGCACAAAGGCGGCGCTCCGCATATGGCGTCATCTCGGCTGAAAAATCCAAAGCCAGAAGGGGGAAAACCGGCACCCATCGCACCAAGCGCCACCGCTCAGTAGCGACCACAAAGCACACCGCCCAACAGCCCGCTTCGGCGGGCTTTTTTTCGCCCGTGTTGCAAAAACTCCCTTTTGGTATTGCATTGTCGTTACCTTTTGGTATTATTCACCTCATCGCGGCATCCCGCCGCCTTGGAGGTCATATGCGAACCGATTCAGGAATCGAAGCCATCCCCGCCGCCCGCCCCGCGCCGCCCGCGTTCGTGCACGCGCCAAGGCCTGCGCAACTGCCAGAGGAAGCCGAATACAGCGACCAACGCCGCTACGGCAAAGACCGCGATGCCGCCTATGAGGGAGTGCCCAGCAAAACCGATGGAATGGCTGTCGAGGTGATGCGCTTTGCGCCAAGGCTGCACGCCGAAATCCGGATCGAAAGCAGAGACCTGAACACCGGCTACCAAATAGTTGCCGTTCGGGCATCCCTGGGACTCTCCGACCTGCGCGAGCTGGCCCGCTGCCTGATCGATGCGGCGGCGGATATCGAGGAGCAAGGCGGTGCGGCATGACCGCCATCGCCCACATCCTGTCCGGCCCGCAGGGCAGCGGCAAGAGCCTTGTCGCCCCCAAGCTGGCTGTCCGCCTGGGCTGCACCCGCGTCATTGACGAATGGACGCCTGAACAGCCGCTCTCGCCGCGCGCGCTTCACCTGACCAACGAGTCAGTTCCTGGCGACGACGGTCAGCGGCTGGTCATCAGAGCAAAGTACAGCAAACGACGCTATGCGGCTCGCCTCACGATGCTCCCTCACACGCTCGACAGCATTCGGCCAGCCATCCCCAACGCAGCAGACCTCAAGGTCTTTGCCGTTGAACCCGCCGACGGTGGTGCGCCATGACCCGCGACCCCCTCAAGTGGAACCCCGGCCCGCCGCCGCATGTGGGCTGGTGGAATGCGAGCACCATCAGGAAAGACGATGTTTGGCGCTGGTGGAACGGTTCTGAGTGGAGCCGTCATCGATACAGCGTGCCGTTTGGCGCCAACGACGAAGCGTCCAAGCCATCTGGGCTGACAAGCGCCGCCATCGAATGGCGCTGGTACTGGCACCCGCACGCCCGCGTGCCGCGCATAAACCCCGCCACCGGCGAAGTCACCGGGAGCGCGCCATGCCCGATCTAACCCCCTACGCCCTGGCCGCCCTGCTGGCCGCCGCGCTGCTGGGCATCGGCCCGCTGCTTGACGGCCCCAGCGACACCGCCGCCCAGCGCGCCGTAGCCGCCAGCGTGGCCGAGGCCATCGCCCAGGCCAAGGCCGAACAGCGCGCCCAGCGCGCCGCCTCGCGCGCCGAACGCGCCCTGGCCCGCGCCGACGCCCGCGCCGCCCTGCCCGCGCCGCCCTGCCCGCCAGCCACGCCGCCCGCTGAAAAGGAGCCAGCCATGCCCGCCCAGCCCACCGAAGCCGCCCTGCAGGCCGCCCTCACGCGCATCCGCGCCCTGCGGTTCTGCGCCGGCTGGCCCGACGACGTGGCCGCCGTGCTGGCCGACCCGCTGCGCGGCCCGCTGCTGATCTTGAATGCCCTGCACCCGCCCAAGCCCGCGGCCCCGCGCTGGTACAGCCCGCCGTCCCGCTGGCACGCGCCCGCCCTCGACCGCAAGCGGCTGGCCGCCGGCGAGCGCGAGGAATGACCGCACCATGAGCACGCCCACCATCTCCCTGCGCGACTTGCCGGCCATCGGCCAGCCGTGTCACGGCGGCACATTCGCCGGCCTGACCACGCTGGATGACGGCACGCACTGCGCCGTCATCCTTTTGCCCGAGCGCGAGTCCCTTCTAACCTGGGCCGAGGCCAACAGCTTTGCGCAACAGGCCGGCGGCGACCTGCCCACGCGCGCCATCGCCGCCGTGCTGTTCTTCAACGCGCGGCGCCTGCTGCCCACCACCAAGTGGCACTGGACGTGCGAGCCGGACGGCGCAGGCTCTTATTGGCTTTGCCATTTTTTCGACGGCTTCCATAACCACAACCGCCAGCGCGCCAGAGCGGCGGCCGTGGCCGTGCGCTGCATCCCGCTTACTCACGAGGCGCTTCGCGCCTGATTTTTTCAACCCCCCACCGAAAGGAATCCCCCATGCCCGACAACCAACCCACCCACGGCGAGAAGGCCGTCGGCCTCAGCTTCAACCCCGGCGCCGACCACCGCGTCAACTCGGTCAAGATGAATTTCGCCGTGCTGATCGACCAGCTTAACGAATTGCGCGCCACGTCCGACAGCGACGAGGTCTACCGCATGGCCGAAATCGCGATCACCAACGCCCAAACCGCGCAGATGTGGGCCGTCAAGGCCCTGACCTGGACGGACTGATGCCCCGGCCAACCGAGGACACCTACAGCCCGCGCTACCTGGCGCGGCGCACCCGGCGCGAGAAGATTGCCGCGCCCAAGCCCGCGCTGCGCCCCGTCAGCAACGCCAGCGCCACCGGAATCTATGCCGGCGCCGAGCTGCTGCCCAACCCCGGCATTCCCGCCGGCCGCTACGCCGCATTCAGCCTGCCCAGCCGAGTCGGCAAGCGGCTGTATTGGCCGGGCGGGCGGGTGGAGGACTTGACATGACCGAACCCCTCCGCCTGATCGCCCTCACAGGCCGCGCCGGCGCCGGCAAAGACAGCGTGGCCGCCACGCTGGTGCGCCACCGCAACTACCGCAGCATCGCCTTTGCCGACGCGCTGCGCGCAGAGATTGCCGAATGCTGGCGCATCGACCCGCGGATGCTCCAAGACCCCGGCACCAAGGAGTGGCCGATACCGGCGCTGGCCGCATCCAACTGCGGCGACCCGCGCTTTGTCTGGCACGCGGCGCGGCGCGAGCACAGCCTGACCGAGCCGCGCAGCCCGCGCTGGGTCATGCAACAGTGGGGCGATTTCGTTCGCGGCCTGCACGGCGACGGCCACTATGCCGAGATCGTCCGCCGCTGGATCAAGCGCCAGTACGGCAGCGGCTGGACGCGCATCGTCGTCACCGACCTGCGCTTTCTGACCGAGCTGGCCGCCCTGCGCATGACCGACCTGCGCGCCCTGCGCGTGGTGCGCGTGCGCCGCCCCAGCCTGCCCCCGCCCGTTGACGCGCACCCCAGCGAGACCCAGTTGCGCCACGTCGAGGCCGACGACGAACTCATCAACGACGGCACCCCCGCCGACCTCGTCAGCGCCACGCTGCGGCTGGAGGCGGGGCTGTGGGGCAGTGAGAAATTTCAGGAGCAAAAATGACCTGCCAGCGCCGCTACATTTCCGCCGCGTTTCGGGAAGCCAAAGATTTTCTTGAGCCAAACCACGGAATCTGCCACGCGCTTGGAATGGCATACGCAGAATTACTCATCTGCCACGTTCCATTCAGGTGCGCGACACATTTAATCCGTGCCAGGCTGGGCGGTCACATATTTGTAGAGGGCTGGCTACATCACGAAGCCGGCGTGCCCAAGGCTCTGCTAACTCGGGAAAACCTGCTCGCCTACCGCCACCGCTGGCTTGACGCCTTGATCGAGGAGTTCGAGAAATGACCACACCCGACCCGTTCCAACCGCAATTCGGAAAACCGCCCCACGTCGGCTGGTGGTGCGTGCGGGAAATGATGTTCGACCCCGGCGACATCTGGCGCTGGTGGAATGGCAAATGCTGGAGCTTTGCCGCCTTGGTGCTCGACTCCGCCGCCTATGCGCAAAGGATGGCCGAAGTCACGTCAAAAAGGCGCAGAGCCACCTGGTGCCACCACTGGCCAGCAGGCGCCCGCGTGGCGCGCGTCAACCCCGATACGTTTGAAGTCACCGGGGAAGGCCCTGACCTAATTTCCCCATCGGAAATCCTGAAGGTCGGCCAACTAAATAATTTTTAGGAGCAGCCCGCAATGACACCCATCCCGCCCCAATCCACCCCCGAGCTGTGCCTGGTGGACATCGCCCTCATCGTCGAAAGCCTCACCAACCCCCGCAAGCATTTCGACGCCGCCGCGCTGCAAGAGCTGGCCGGCAGCATTGCCGCCACCGGCGTGCACCAGCCCGTGCTGCTGCGCC